CGTATGTTTATGAAGCGAGAGATTATTGCCAGTAAAATGATTATCACTGGTAAGAAACGATACATTGCGAATGTGCTCAACAGTGAAGGTGTTCAGTACGCAAAGCCAAAGATGAAGATTACTGGCATCGAGTCGGTTCGTTCATCTACTCCACAGGTTTGTCGTAAGTTGATTGAGAAAACACTTGATGTGATTATCAATCAAGACGAAGCAGCAGTTCAAAAGTTTATTGCCGATGCTCGGAATGCGTTTTGCAATTTACCACCTGAAGACGTTGCATTTCCTCGTGGTGTTTCTGATATATCAAAATACGCTGAAGATGGTGGATATGCTAAGGGTACACCGATTCACGTCCGAGCATCGATTCTTTATAATCAAACTATAATAAATAATAAACTAGAAAGATATCGCCAGATAGGAGACGGTGATAAGATCAAGTTCTCCTATTTGAAAATGCCAAATCCAATCAAGGAAAATGTTTTTGCGTTTCCTGATATTTTACCTCCTGAGTTGGATTTGAAACGATACATTGATTACGATATGCAGTTCGATAAATCATATGTTGAACCGATGAAAAATATTCTTGAGGCGATTGGTTGGAACGTAGAGAAACAGAATACATTGGAGTCCTTCTTTGGCTGAGATACCTGCAGAATACGCATCGATAGATTACGGATTTAGTGCTGTAGATGAAGCAACATTTCTTGCGAATCAAGATACTGCTGAAAGCACACCACCTGCTATCGACGAAAACGATTTAACAAGAGTTGTACTTAACGCTCTTGTTCCACTCGAAGACAAACTCGATTTAGTTTTACAAAGAAAACAAGTCGAGGAATCTGATGACGTTCAATATGCTATCGCACAAGCACAAGAAGAGGTGCGCGGTAAAGTAACTGAGTTAGAAAAACTTGTTATGCCATTGCTTGTAAACTTATTGAAGACGGCTGAGAAAGAATATATCTATTGGCCAAACCGTCAAACACAAGTGCAGTCAACGATTGATAAAGTTTTGGCTATCACACGAGCATAACAATGTTCTTTTCGATTCTTACTCTTATAGTTGCTCTTGCAATATCTGGTGTTGCTGCTTGGTACAGCATCGTTGGATTGATGGCAATCTTTTCCGCAGCAGCAGTATCGATTGCTATTATGGGTGGTGTTCTTGAAATAGGAAAACTTGTTACCGCATCTTGGTTATATCGTAACTGGCGAACAGCACCCAAAATACTTAGTGGTTATCTTACAGCATCAGTTATTGTATTGATGTTCATTACATCGATGGGAATCTATGGATTCTTATCAAAGGCACATATCGATCAAATGGTTGTCACAGGCGACAACTCCTTGGAAATTTCAATTATCGAATCTCGTATTCAAAGAGAACAAAGGGTAATAGATGATGCCAACAAAGTTATCTCGCAACTCGATGCGGCGGTCCAAACGCTTACAGAGTATGACCGTATCCGTGGAGAAGATGGAGCAATTGCCGTACGAAAGTCGCAAAAAGTTGAACGAGATGAACTACGAGGAATCATTGATACATCATCAGAGAATATATCCAAATTCAGAATGGAAAAAGTTAGATTGGAAAAAATCCAACTAGCATTTGAAGCGGAAGTTGGGCCAATTAAATATATCGCTGCTCTGTTCGTAGATGATCCAAAAACAATTTTAGAAGATGCGGTGAGATGGGTAATTATTACTATCGTGTTCGTATTTGATCCTCTTGCCGTGCTCCTTCTTATTGCCGCTAATATCGGACTACATAAACCAAAACCTTTACAGAAAGCAGTCAACGTCGATGATAACTGGAACGATGTTTTTGTAGAAGAGAAAGAAGAATTTACATTTGAGATTCCAGATGAGATAGTTCAACAGCCAGAAAATACTGTTGAGATCATCGATAAACCAAAAAACAGCGGCGGTCCAGAAGGTCGTCGTTATAGGAAAAATACGTAAAAATCTATTTACATTTGAATGGATTTGAAGTATAATAATTTCTATGTTAGATATTCATACAATTATCGGGTCTGTTCTCGGTATTATACTTATCTTCTGTATACCAATTTTTATATATGGTTTATTTTGGATTGTTAGTATGATTAAAAGATCAAAAATAACAATGATGATATTCATTGTGTCTTTGTATATTGGTATTGCTTTTATTTTTTAACTGAGGTGAATATATGTCTGTACTTGAGAAATTGAAAAAGAATTCTACAATTAAAATGACCGATGTGATTACTGAATCAAAAGTGTTCGGTAAAAAAGATATGGCACCAACTCCTGTGCCAATGATTAATGTGGCATTGTCTGGTCGCATTGATGGTGGATTAGTTCCAGGAATGCTTATGCTTGCTGGTCCATCAAAACATTTCAAGTCAGCATTTGCTCTACTCATGGCAGCAGCCTATCAAAAGAAATATGAAGATGCTGTAATTCTGTTCTATGACTCTGAGTTCGGTACTCCTCAAGAATACTTCGAGTCATTTGGCATCGATATGAAACGTGTTATTCATACACCGATTACTGATGTTGAAGAACTCAAGTTTGATATCACTAATCAGTTAAAAGAACTTGAGAAAGGCGACCACGTTTGTATCGTTATCGACTCTGTTGGTAATCTTGCTTCAAAGAAAGAAGTTGAAGATGCTTTGAATGAGAAATCGGTCGCTGATATGTCTCGTGCGAAACAGATGAAGTCTCTGTTCCGTATCGTAACACCACATCTCAATCTCAAGGACATTCCTATGGTTGTTGTTAATCATACATATAAAGAGATTGGTATGTTTCCAAAAGATATTGTGTCTGGTGGTACAGGCGCATATTATTCCAGTGATGCTATTTGGATCGTTGGTCGTCAACAAGAAAAAGACGGGCAAGAGATTAAAGGTTATCACTTCGTAATCAATATTGAAAAGTCTCGCCATGTTCGTGAGAAGTCCAAGATTCCAATCACTGTCACATTTGAAGGTGGTATCAGTAAATGGTCTGGTCTACTTGATGTAGCAGAACAGGGTGGATATGTTCGTAAACCTAAAATGGGTTGGTATGAAGCAGTTGATCCAGAAACTGGTGAAGTTCTATCTGAAAAAATGTATAGAGCAAAAGAGATCATAGACAATAAAGATTTCTGGATGATGATGTTTGAAAAAACAAACCTTCAAGATCATATCCATCAAAAGTATAGTATGGCAAATGGTTCAATCTTACAGGATGAACAAGATGTATGAAGTTCTATTCGATGAAGGTAATACTAGTGAAGTTGCCAAAATTAGATTGACAAAAGGTAAGTTTAAAGATATAATCTATAAGTATGGCGCTGTTCGTTTTCTTGAAGACGATGGCGATGATGCTATTCTACAATTTGATTATGATATTGTAGAAACTCCTGGTGGATTAGATACTGATAATTTATCTGAACAAGATCAAAAAGATTTTGAAAATACTCTTGGCGACATTCTTACTGAATTGATTACGGAGGCTGCTGACTATAATGAGAATCGAACAAACGATACTGACAAATCTGATCTACAACGAGGATTACACAAGACAAGTAATTCCGTTTCTAAAGACTGAGTATTTTGAAGATCAGACAGAAAAGTATCTGTTTACCGAGATTCAAGAGTTTCTAAACAAATATAATAATCTACCGACCAAAGAAACTCTACTTATCGAACTTGATAAGAGAACACATATACCCGAAAAGGTATATGCTGATATCGTTGAGTATGTTGATGGTATTCTTTTTGAAAAGAAAGAACCTCAATGGCTGCTTGATAATACTGAGAAGTTCTGTTCTGATCGTGCCGTCTACAATGCTATCATGGATTCTATTCAGATCATTGATGGTAAGTCAAAGAATGATCTTGGTTCAATACCTCAACTACTTTCAGATGCACTTGCTGTATCGTTTGACTCATATATCGGGCATGATTTCTTAGAAAACTTTGAAGAGCGATATGAGTTTTATAATAAGAAAGAAGATAAGATTCCTTTTGATCTTGATTATATGAATAAGATTACAAAGGGTGGATTACCGAAGAAGACTCTCAACGTGATTCTTGCTGGCACTGGTGTCGGAAAATCTCTTGCAATGTGTCATATGGCAGCAGCAAATCTTCTTGATGGTAAGAACGTTTTGTATATCACTCTTGAGATGGCAGAAGAAAGAATCGCTGAACGTATCGATTCGAATCTACTGAATATACCTCTTGAGGAGATCGTAGGATTTCCGAAGAAACTATATGATGATAAGATCAATCGCCTGAAGATGAAGACGAGTGGCAAGTTAATCATCAAGGAATATCCTACTGCTACTGTCGGGTCAAATCATTTCCGCCATCTGATTCGTGAACTGTATCAGAAGAAAAACTTCAAAGCAGATATCGTGTATATCGATTATATCAATCTGTGTACCTCTAGCCGATTAAAGTTTGGCGCAAATGTAAACAGTTATTCATATATTAAGGCTGTTGCTGAAGAACTTCGTGGTCTTGCTGTTGAAAAAAATATTCCTATCGTAAGCGCAACTCAAACAACTCGTACTGGGTTTTCCAACTCTGATCCTGGTCTTGAAGATACATCTGAGTCATTTGCTCTACCTGCAACCGTAGACTTCATGATTGCTCTTGTATCATCTGAAGACTTAGAAGCACGTAATCAGATTATGGTAAAGCAGTTGAAAAATCGTTACAATGACCCAACACAATATCGTAGATTTGTGATTGGCGTGGATCGTGCTAAGATGCGTCTGTATAATACAGAGCAAGATGCTCAAGATGGTATTATGGATGACAAACCTGTTATGGACAACACTACATACGGTGAACGCCATGATGAGGAAGAGAAGATGAAATGGATGACCAAAAAGGCTGGTCGGCGCGATTTTGACAAGTTATTTACA